ACCAAGAAAATGAAGGGTTCTGATGGAAGCTACACGTCGTGTAAATGCAGCAACGGCGATTCGTTTAAGATTTTACGGTGATTTTATAAAACAAAAATATAAACAATAGTTATGGCTCGTAAGTTTATGCGCGCATTTTATATTACATTTCTAGGAGGTCTTGGTTCCTTCTGTGGATGGAATTTAGGAGGGGAGATTGGTTCATTCTGTTCAGTGACTAGTAATGACGAATGATCTATCCGAGGTTTGTTGAATTGTAGATTTATTTACTAAATTTTTAAATCTAGAATACATTTTATTGACGTGTTTTTCGGAAATCATTAGACAATTTTCGATGAAAATTTTTCCATCGTGTTCTACAATCAGTGGTCCGGGTCCGCCAACAACTGATTGTAAAAGCGATAACATCATATAATTTTACTTTGGTCTAACCTTTATTTGGTTTTAGACACTTGCGTCTTCGTCGTTTTACGTATAGAGGCGATTGACAGTAACAAGTTTATTCATTATTATAATTATTTATGTTCTAGTAATTTGAAGACATCATTAATTTTATAAATAATGTTGAACAATTCATTTCGCGATGAAACGTCTTCCGGTTTTATGATTTCAAATTCAACCTGATACGACGTTGGGTCTTCATTGTCCATATCTTCAGAGTCTCCGGTGGATATGGTCATGTCTATGCTTAAATTTTTGCGAATAAATGAGATTCGTTTCTTGAATCTTTTGCGATCCATATCATTCAGTTCCATATCATCGGGTTGTGCTACCTCTTTACAGATACTAAATCTAATATCATAGGGAGCGCCCTTAATTTTCTTAAAGTCTTCCTTGAACATGGATCTTTTTTGGATAATAGCCTGATCTCCGGTGTCCTCGTCGATGGTCATTCGGATACTGTCCCTATCTCGGTAAAAAACCTCGGAATTGGTTTCTTTTTTGTTTTCCCATCCCTGATATTGAGAAAGACCACGGAAAATTCTATCGAAAACTTCTTTTCCTACGTTTGTATCAAACATCTTACCATTGAATTTACCGAGACGAATTTCTACTTCGATTTCGGGATCATTCTTATTATTTTCAAACGCAGTTTCAATTTTTTTGACGATAATCTCCGTATTCATGATAACTATTTATAAATGCGTGTTCCCCTTAAGTCTTTTTTATTTGGTTTTTTTAATGAAAGGTTTAATCAACTTAGGAAACACTTGTTACTTTAATTCTTGTCTCCAGTGCCTTTTACAGATTCCGTGTGTGTCAAATTATTTTTCAACAAATGGTTATTCAGGAGATTGTGAATTTACAATTTTATACTGTGAATTGGTTAAGAATTTTTGGAATAAGAACTCAAAGAGTAATATAAATGTCAATAAATTACTTGTTGCGTTTCAAAAGCAGTTTCCTCGTTTCAAGGGTGGAAACGAAGAAGATTCACAAGAGGCCTTGTTATGTATCATAGATATTCTAGAAAGAGCCGTTCCAGAGATAAAACCGTATTTTTACGGTAAGAAAACCCAGGAAACCATATGGCCAGGGGGTAAATCATCACACGAGGAAGATTTTAGTATTCATATAATGTCTTCCAGGGGTAACAATCTCAAGGAAATGTTGCGTGAGAGTTCAAAATGGAATACACTTTCAGATTTTGAAGATAAAGAAGGTAAGAAGCACAACGTAGCTACAACGAGGTCATATCTTTCTAAATTACCTAAAATTTTGATGATATCGTTTGATACCAAAAGTCACGTCCATGTAGATGAGGAACTAAGTATCAATGATAATGAGTATCGTTTGATAGCTAGTGTGGTTCATATGGGGAATCAACACGGGGGACACTATACAAGTTTTACAAAACATAGAGGGGTATGGTATTACAAAGATGACGACGTAGTGTCCAAAAGAGATTTTGTTAAGCGAGCGGGCCATTATATCCTGGTCTACAATCTAAAAACTCCTTGAGTTGAATGTTTTCGCGTATATTTACTAGTGTTCTATAGAATGTTCGTCTATTATTGGGGTATGTTTTATCATACCTACGCTTTAATGGTTTCCACCACAAAGGACCCTTTTCCCAAGTAATATACATACATTCTACAATTGCTCCATCTTCAAACCACGGTTTATCTTCCATATGACCGTACGGGATTTCGGATTCAAATACAAGTTTCCCCCTTTCTTGTACAAACAATTGCCATACTGGTGGTCCCTGAACACCCACACCTACAAAACTGCGTCCCCTTTTCATTAGAAAATCAACCGTATTTTTTTCTTGTGGCTTCCATTTAAACATAGTTTCATGAGTCCCAATCTTAATAGGACAATTGACAGGAGTAAATACTACTCCATCTACGTTTTCTTTTACTTTTGGAAGGTGTTTATCCATAAATATCTCAAAATCATCCATGACATGAAATTTTTTTAATTTTAATTTAAGTTTGTCGTTTTTCATAGTTACGACCGTTTTAATCAATTTTTCCATATGACTTAATCTGTCTAGAAAATCAAGTTCTCCTATCTTTTCATTGTTAATAATGATTGCGTCATATACTAACAGAGTATCTTCATATAATTCCCCATCTAATATAGTTCCATTATACGCAGGTCTTCTAAAATTAACCGATACGTCGATCATATCGAAATTTCTATTAACCAAAATGGACTTTTTCTTTCCTCCATACATGAGACAAACCAACATGTATCTCATTCCATCTGTTTTCTCACAAACAACATAATCGTCGTTTTTTAGAAAGCCAAAATGTTTATATTCGATAGATATTGGCTGGGGTCCCGGGAAGAATTCTTTTGAACCCCAAATTGTGTGGATATAGCTCACAACAAAATGATGAAGTCCATCATTGGGGGATATTTGAGACATGTATTATTTTCGTGTCAAAACTTTAATTAGCTGATACACCCGCAGCGTTAAGGATGTTACTTATACACTCATGATTGTAGGTATGGATTAACTTAGCAGCTGTAAATGCACAAATTCGTATTCCTTTTTCCTTAAACTTGGAAAACATCTTATCGAATTTAGGTACTATTTTTATTCCTTGTTTATCTGTTAGTTTTTTAATTACCAATTTGTTATTCAAAACAAATACTTTGGCGGCTGTCTTTTCAACGGCATATACGTCACCAGAAATCTTTTTGCCCACTTCTGTATCGAAGTGTAACCCCATCTGACTTACCGGTTCCGTGGAACCGTCTAGGACTTTACTTTTAAACAGTCCCCAATCTACGCCATCTAATACACCCGGGAATACGAGACAGCCCGTTCCATCCATGTTATTGAACACTTGACTTATAGATTCCGGATCCATACCAATTCCAAAATCAATAAATAACACTCTATCACTTTTTTTCATACATTCAAGAATTGTTTCGGCTTTGTCGTATGGGTCGTCATTACAAAATGTTATTTCATTTTGTACGTGTCTTTCTAGACACTGAATATTTAGACGGAGTATCGTATGGAGGGCTTTCACATGACAGGATTTTGAACGGGTTACGACGATCGTTATGATTTTCATTACATAAACTAGGTTTTTAATCTCTAAGCACTTGATATTTGTTCTTCTAACACATTTCGTTCGTCATATTGATATGGATGGTAATTGTCAATTACTTTATTTTTAATCATTTTATTCACCATGCGAAACTTTAAATCATTATCTGGATTTCTTTTGGGTGGAACATCGTTAAATATATGTTCCACGATGAGGGGTTTACACATATCAATTTTAAGATTTTTATATACCAATTTGATATGAGTACTGGTTAGTGTTTTTACGATAGAAGTTGTAACCTTCATTATATTCTTATTCTATTATTACGCGTTAGCCTTAAGCCTATCTGCTAGGGATCCACTAAATGGAAGCATTCCGACGTGACCGAGTGTTGTATTTACATCTGCGAAGACCTTTCCACCCGCGATTTGCAATCGCCGACAGAACGCATAATCCTCACTCAAATATCGACGCGTTTCTGGATCTATCATGCAGTCAAAAACAGCATGATAGTCATCAAACGTTCTATTTTGATGATCATTTTTACACCATAATTCCGGAAATTTTTCCTCCAGCATTTTAAACACCGATCTTTTTATCATCATGAATCCAGTGGGTCCGTCAAGTAACTCTACGAATCCATTTATTACTTCTCGTTTAGAGGCGCCAAAATTCATGACAAGAGACGAGGCAAGCATCGCCATATTTCTTTCGTCTCCATTCTTTATAGCTTCGGCTGCTTGATCCCACATGATCACCTTCTTGGGATACGGGGCCACACTGACATCATGGCCACTTCTTATCAATCTAGTCACGGATGCCGGGTCAAAGTCTACATCCGCATCAATAAACATGAAGTAGTCACAGTCAGTTTCTTGCATGAACCGACCCACAGCGACGTTACGAGCTCTGTGGACGAGAGATTCATTTTCCGTGGTATCTATGAAGAGCTGAATTCCTTCGCGTATCAAGTGAAGTTGAAGGTTTATGATACCAATCATATAGCGTTCGAGACATAAACCTCCATAACAAGGGGTCGATAAAAATAAACGAATTGGACGTTTTTCCTCCCCGGACATTCCTATTTATATATTAAAACCTTTAACCTCTAAGTGTTTTTTGATTATACTTTCAATCTTGTTTAGTGTCGGGACAGATACGGAACATTTTTCACATATCGTAGATTTGGGATATTTTTTACCCAAAACAACAAGTATAATAGCAGACGCAATACTATTTGGAGTTTTACTCATGAGATCAACACAATCTCGGAGTGTTTCGCAAATCTGATTGCATTTGTATCTATCTTCGCGCGTGTATTCAAATGAACCAAGCAGTCTTGGCATGACGTCGTATGGTCGCGTTACGTAATTTTTTTCAGTTTCCCCCATAATCGTATCTTTGAAAAGTTGGGTCGTTCTACTAATATCCTTTGGGTGTATGCCAAACATATCAGCAATTTCCTTGGTCGTTCGGGACACGTTTGCCAATCTACAAGCATATAAAACACAATTGGCTTTTATGCCCAAACGAATCGCTCCACGTGTTAATTTTTCGCAGTTGAAACGACGATACATTATTTTCGCATCTTTCAAAATTGAATCCGGGATAGATTGGGAACACGCCTCTTCAATATCTTGATAAGCATGATACAATGATCTATCTTTATGATTCATTGACATATGGAAACTAATCTTCGCCATTCTCTTTGTTTCATAATTTGATGACTTGTATGTAGAAATTATCGTACCTTTTCCCCATGAATCTGAAAATAGTTCTGGGTTTGCGTTTGGATTTCCGCACCTCGATGGGTCATTTACTTTCCCATCTTCTGTCAATCCACTCGTCCATTCGGGTGAATCATCTATAAACGAATTGTCTATTAATCCACATTCACTACAAACGGGTAAATTGTCTGGTCCAAAAATTTTTGTGCCGTTACATTCTTTGCATACATGTATATTTACTGGCTTTTCTTCGGGTTTCTTGATGAATAGATGATTGTCCAGATCGGACCATATAGCAGCCAGAGTATTCATGATTTTGCATGACTTTTTATTTTTGGTGAAATAACTTAGGCGGACGATGCCCGCTTCCAATTAAGATTATCCGCATGTAACCTGGCATGCATTTCAATCGCATCTACGGTACTTTTAAAACTCCTAGCTCCTGGAGATGTTGGGTTCCAATTATTCCAATCTTTATCGATTGTTTCATGTCCAGGCGGAGGACACACAATCCCATCAATCTCATTGTCCGGAACAATGAAGTCATCAAACTCACTACCCGTATCTGAGTCCGAGTCATTATCGTCATGGAGATGTATGGTCTCGTCTTCATCTTCTATATCAATTTCACTGAGTGGGGCGTACAGTCTTAGATTGTTATCTATACATCTAAATTCCAGGTCATTGAAAGTTGTACCAGACGGATAATGTTCAGACAGAGATTCATACGGAACGGGATTCATTTCACCATCATCTGCCTCAAGTTCATATACAGTCGCAGATTTATACGTGGCTTCGATAGGACATAAATATCTAACACCCAGTGTATTACCGGTATTCATGGCAACCACACCATACAAGTATTCTTCGATACCGTCTTCATTTACGAGTACTTTGACAATATCATTCGTTTTAATATCAGTCCTGATGATGGTGGAAATATTCATCCTGCTTAAAATTTTACAGCAAAAAATATTCAACGATATTAACACACTCAATGGGTTTCAAAATTTATTCCAAGGATGGATGTTCTTACTGTGATGAAGCTGTTCGGCTATGCCAAACGCAAAATTTAGATTTTGAAAAAATCAAAATTGAAAAGGAAGATTTGAAGGAATTATGTGGGGGTAACTTTGATAGCTATCCTCAGATATTTTTAGACGATCGTCGTATTGGTAACTTTTTTGAATTCGAAGAGTTTACTGAGGAGGAATTCGAACCCATGTTGTATCCAACCTTGAATAGATTTACCGTGTTCCCAATTAAACACGAGAATCTTTGGTCTTTGTATAAGAAGGCACAATTATCTAACTGGACAGCGGAAGAGATCGATTTTTCAAAAGATAGAGATGATTGGAGTAAATTATCAGAAAATGAGAAAAGATTCTTAAAGTATATTCTAGCATTTTTTGCGGGATCCGATGGTATTGTTTTTGAAAATATAAATGACAACTTTGCGAGTGATGTTCAGTACCCGGAAGCTCGTAGTTTTTACGCATACCAAGAGCATAATGAAATGGTACATGGAGAAACATACAGTTTGTTGATAGACACATACGTGACAGACCCGGCAGAAAAGAAGAAGCTATTCGAAGCAATCAATGAAATTGAGTGTATAAAACGCAAAGCATTATGGGCTATGAAGTGGTTTGATAAGAGTAATTCATTTGCTGAACGTCTATTTGCGTTTGCTTGTGTTGAGGGGATTTTCTTTAGTGGTTCATTCTGTGCTATCTTTTGGCTAAAGAAACGGGGCTTACTTCCCGGTTTATGCTTTTCTAACGAATTGATTTCCCGAGATGAAGGTCTTCATCAGGAATTTGCCGTTGAACTTTATAATATGTTAAAACAGAAACCCCAAAAAGAGAGAATTCACGAAATTGTTCGCGAGGCGGTTGAGATAGAGAAGAGTTTCATAATTGACGCTCTCCCATGCAGTTTGATTGGGATGAACTCCCAGAAAATGAGCGAATATATCGAATTCGTCAGCGATCGTTTATTGAAACAAATTGGAGTTCCTATTATTTACAATTCTAAAAATCCATTTGACTTCATGGAAAACTTATCCCTCGACGGAAAAACTAACTTTTTCGAAAAACGTGTGGGTGATTACGGAAAACTGGGTAGTACTACCAGTCTAAACGAAGCCGATAAGATCGATTTTAATGATGATGATTTTTAAAATATAGTATTATATTAATGATCGAATTGATATTTCTTGTGGTGGTCGTATGGATGCTGACCATAGATCGAACTATTAATATTACCGAAATAGGCGGATCTAAGAATTTCCATTTGAGTGATGGGGCATCTTTCAAGATGTACAAAACCATGGAAGAGGCGGGAGCTTCAGGTGAAGCTCTTCGTATTTTCGTTAATATGGAAGATAGGCTTCTAGAGATCGAGAAAAACTCGGTTTGTAGTGGAGTACCTCGAACTATGGAAGTCAGTTCTATTTCGCGCCAGATAAAAGAAAGATTCCCGGCGTTTGATTTTTCATACCATAATAATCATATTAAACAGACGTCTGAACCTAGTCGTTTAATAAACAAAAAGATAAGATGTTAGTTAATCTTTCTAACAGATATTTATGTTTATAAGTTTCTATACTTTTTCTATTTCTGATTACATACATGATGAGATTGTTATCATCTTTCTCACGATGTTCTTCTAACCATTTCTGTGGGTCTTCCGATTCTTCAAAGTCTGTTGAGTATTTATATCTGAATTCCAATTTACTCATTAAACCGGGTTCGTGTTTGTTTTTTCGCCCCTGTCGTATATAATCACACGCTACGTAGATTATACCATCCAAGAATTCTTCGGATGCCATCTCCAACCAAGAATCTTTTTGAGTCCCCCAGGATTGTGTGTCTAAATCGACACGAACTCCATGACCATACTTCTCTTTTCCAAGTTTCAAACGTCCTAAAAGAGAATTATGAATGTCTTCCATATATTTTCTAATGTATTCTATTTTCTAAGTTCTAACCATGTTTTCTTAAACTTATCTACCTGTTTCTTTCCCGGAAAATTATTGCCTATCTTACTGGTTGCAAAATTGGCTACCGCGTTTTTGTAACTGTTGCGTAATCTGTTTGGAACATTTCGCAGGTTGAGATTTCGTTTAATGACCTCTTTATTGAGTTTTCCTCTTCTCTCCATTTTCCACATGCCGACTATATCTCTCTTGAATGCGTCTATGACAGCTTTCGGGAATATACCAAAACGTTTGTCCGTTCGTATATTGGGGTTATTTCGAATTCGTTTATTTAATTCTACTTTCATACGATTGACGTCTTTATCTATCGGCTCCATGACATTTTTGTATTTTTTCATCCACATCTTACCATAAAGGTTAATTATATCCCTCTTTATGGTTTCATTGGTGAGACCCCTTCTCTTAAGCATTTCTTTCTTATTGAGTTCATTCTTTGTTTTCTTGGCGGCTATTTTTATTTTCATCATTTCTGCCTTTTTATTGACCGGCTTCGGCTTAGGTTTTGCCGCGTTTGCTTTTGCCTTATTTGAAAGTTTATTTCGCTCCTTCTCCATTTTCTTGGCTATCGTGTCCTTGTCATTCTTTTCATTAATCGAAACCTTCATAATTTTAGCAAATCGTATTAAATCCGCCTTGGTATATAACTTTGCGAGTTTCTTACCAACTCGGAATTTTTTCCCCGAACCCGTGAGTCTGTATTCTGTCCCTCCATTTTTAAATGCGGCAATCTGCTCTTTTTCTGTGCCGACCTTCTTAATCATTTTACACAACATATCTTTGGATGTTGTCGGTTTGATATTAACAATACCAAGCCGTTTTGCTATGTCATACAATTCTGATTGCGAATATCTCTCGCACTTCTTACTCCCAATTCTGTCTCCATTAATGACCGGTAAAGATTTGGATGTAGTTGTTTTCTTTTTAGTGTTGGACTTTGTTTTTTTGTAACAACACGCATAACCCTTTTTATTTTTTCTTTCAACAAATCCAGTTTTACACGGAGGACGGCGAGCTTGGGGGCAGGTTGAAGAATTCTTTCTTTTATTGGACGATACCTTTGCTTTGGTTACTGATATCTCCCCATCCTGATACATCAAATTGACAACCTCAACACCTTTATTATACGCTTGAAGCATTTTAGTCGGTGTTTCTACGCCCGAAATCTGGACATTGCCAGTTTTAGATATAATATACGTATGTTCTCCTCCGGATGTTTTATGTTTCATAAACAAGAACGGTGACAATTCCGGTTCATAGCTTTGGAGTTCTAAACCATACACATGCGCAGATCTTGCAATTTTATTTAAATTTTTGAAATTTCCGTTAATTTTAAATTGACCACTTAAATTGTTATATTCAAATGGATTATATAATAACTCTGAACGGTTTGTGTAGTTATCTATAATGAAGCTTCTTATAATTTCCGCTTGATTTTCTATACTATTGCCCACGAATCCACCAGAAAAGCGGATCTTTCCGTTTCTATAGATATTAATACTGGCACCCTTTGTTTCGTCATTTGTTGAAACTTGTATGTTAAATTGCACAGTGAAAAATGGGAGAGACAGGTCTCCCTTGGCACCGTACTGTCGGGTGTGTGAGAACCCAGTTTTAAACTGACCGTATATACCTTTTATTTCTTTCGTTTCTACATAAAGATCCTGCGAAATTTGTGTTTTTGGCATCGGTACTTTTCTCAATATATTTATCAAATCCACACGGTTCCCGGGACTGAGTGTCTTATTTACCGTCGCATTGAACATACCCATATTCAATTTGCTCACTATTAAATTTTTATTTGGTGATTTTGCGTTATTTTCATTGTTTGACATGTATAAGAATTCTCGGAAATTTCCCATATTATTACTGGATGGGCTTTCTGATACAATTTTATTTAGATTCCCATAGTTTGAGTTACTTATAATTCTATTTTCCAACTTTTGGGGAACTTGTTGTTTTCTTAACATTTCGCGTTCTATCTCATTTGCCAAACGGAGGTTCTCTTCTGTATAATTGGAATTGGAATTGGAATTCGGGTTACTTTGTGTGACTTTTACGTTAGATTGCCGAAGAAATTCATCTATAGGAGGCGCACCCCCAAGCCTTGGTGCGGCTTGGGGCACGTCTCTACGCATGAACCGACCCGGTGGGATGTTCATATTAATAATTAGTGAGGTTTTTTTTCTAATGGTCGTCACCGAATTCAAGTGTTTCCTTGACCACATCCAAGCCATATATAAATGGTTGTAGGGGATATGTACGACCCTCGTATGTTTCTACGGCAGTTCGCACTTCTATATCCCTCGATGAAAACGGACCGGCATAGAAATCTGGATTGAATTTCGGTTTTCCAAGATTGTTCGATAGACAATGCTGATTGAACACCTGGACAAAGAGCTTCTGAGGCACAAATAGTTCCGGACCATATACCAAGTTCGTTGATTCCATAAAATTGTGTAAGGTACTCGCAACCATCGCAACTTGCTTTTGAATGGTTTTGAAATATTCGGGCGTGATATTCCAGATATCCTTGTTACTGTATTTTTGGCTGTATTCAAGATATGCTCTGATACACTTTAACAGAATTACAGGTATTTCCGCATTTAGCTTTTCATCTAGCTTTGTATCCGCTTCCTTTACCTGTTTGGCGAAGTTCCACGGAAGGATACGACGAAGAACCGAACCTGAATTATCTTTCCAGTTTGGTACCTCATTTCCTCCCAGCACCCCTGGGCAGGTCCATTCAATACTTTTGGCAGTTTTTCCTTTGATTGCTACACTCACGTCTTCACCAGAGACCATCGATTGAAACTCGGCTTGTTCTAAGCAGAAATCACCCTTGATTTCGGGAGCAATGAACATCTGAGCATCATAGATTGACCCCAAACCGAATTTCTTTTCTATATTATTGCTCATGGTTTTTACATCATCACTCCCATAGAATTTCTTGAATACTTTAGTGATGAGCGTCGATTTACCAGATCTCGCAATTCCCTTCAGAAACGGAATAACCTGCCATCCATCCATTTCACCCACATTATAGCATAATCTACCTCCCATGATGTACATCCATTTACACACATCCGGCTCAAACTTTTGATAATCGAGAACTCCCTGAAAATGTGGTGTTGGGATGTCATACCAGTCTTTTATATCATCATAATTATCAAATTCAACATCAAAGAATTTACAGCTCACCTTTGAAGGATCCAAACACTTGAACTTTTCACTTTCATATGGATAGAATTCACATTTATACATACCAGTGTCGGGACACCACACCTTTCCCAAGAAAACACCATTATGAAAACTCCACATGTGGCGATCCTTCTTAATCTGGGGAAATTGCACATCTTGGCAGTGTGTGAGGTGGTCAATCAGGTTTCTAAATGTTGATGCATGATTTGTTAGGTTTTGCCACAGCCCAAAATCCTCTTCTTTACTTCCAAGATTATATACAAATTGTTCAATAGATTCTGCGGGTTTCCAAGCTCTTGTGTTGTGACCATCATAGACAATTTGCTCGCAACAGTCTGTTTTATATCGTCTATACTTTTTCGTATATAATCGATCGAGCGCACACAATATACATTTTTGAAATGGAGACGCATCATCTATCTTACTGTCATCCATAGGAACACCCCTAAACGTCGCGGGGTCCGCATCGTATATTTCTGGGTCTTTCATCGGATTTTCAGATCTGTTATACGCAAGTAAATGTAAATTGATATTTTTGAAACCGTCCTTCACTTGTTCGACGAGACGATTGATTTTTCTTGATAATTTAAGATCCGCATCCATTTCATCGCCACCCGCATTTGGAATACTGTCCGCTATTCCCAATTCGCGAACCCTCGCAGAAAGTTCCGATAAGGATCTAATGATCCTTCCCCTATTCCCGTCTATCACTGTCATATCATATTGCTCCGGCCAGCCATTTGGATCCAGGTGGTGCTTGGGTATTAATTGTCTGTAACCCAGGAGATGTGAATTATTTCCCATACCCTCTTTCAAGCACCAGTACTGTTCCATCAGATCAATATATTCCAGGATTTCGTCTTCCGTGAGATTACGTATTCTATCTCGCTTTATTTCTATCTCAGCCTCAATCCTATCTGGATTTCTATCAATATAGTGTGTTGGCATCCTTTCATTAGTCACCATATTGATAGGTACGGGTCTTGGTATGTGTACTGATTATTCTTCTAAATTACTTTTATTTTTTGGCGAGGGAGGACATGATCTTAATTAAAATTTTATTTTGGACTTCGAGTTGTTGGGATATATTCACCAGGGCAGTACATATTGTATCACCCTCGGGGGTCGCCATGAGTTCGGTCATCAATCCGGCCAGATCCTCTATTCCGGCAGCCGGGTTTCCGTCATCATAAAAATCCAAGGATTCATCATCCTCCACGTTAAGATCAGCGTCGGAGATTTCCCCTTCTTCCAATTCAGATTCTTCGTCCGTGAATTCCTCGTCCGTAAATTCTTCGTCTTCGTCTTCATCGATTTCGATTTCTTCTTCTGGGGTGACATTCTCCGGCTCGTCATGGATTTCATCTTCTGTTTTGGGTTCCTTCTTTACGGTAACGGCTGCCATATACTTCCTACTGAGAAAACTCAGGCGATAATTTTTCGCACCGCCGCAAATGCGGAATTAGCTGAAATTTTTTTCTCAGTATATAGTACCAAAAATTCAATATGGCTGGTGGTTTAATGCAATTAGTTGCCTACGGTGCACAAGATGTTTACCTCACGGGAAACCCTAAGGTGACATTCTTCCAAGCGGTTTACCGCCGACACACGAACTTCGCGATGGAGAACATCGAACAAACGGTTAACGGCACGGCGTCCAACAACGGCCGCGTTTCCGTGACGGTCGCCCGTAACGGTGATCTCATCGGTGACATGTACGTTGAGCTTGTTTCCAAGGACTCCCTTGATGTTGTTGCGGGTACCTCCGCGGATGACTCTTGCTGGGTCGCCGAGCGTGCGATTAAGGACGTCGAACTCTCGATCGGTGGACAACGCATTGACAAGCACTACCAAACCTGGTGGCGTTTGTACTCTGAGTTGTACCTCGACTCCTCCAAGAAGGCGCAATACGCCAAGATGACTACGAACCCGTTGAAGGCTTCTGCCGGCACGGTCTACCTCCCGCTCTTGTTCTTCTTCAACCGCAATGCGGGTCTCTATTTGCCGCTGATCGCGTTGCAATACCACGAAGTGCGCATTGACTTTGATTTGGCTGCCGACTTCGCCGACTACACGGACGGTTCCACCTTCAAGGTTTGGGGCACGTACGTGTACCTCGACACCGAGGAGCGTCGTCGCTTCGCCCAAAAGGGTCATGAATACCTCATTGAGCAAGTGCAACACACTGGCACCGATACGATCACCGCCGGTGCCACCAAGCAAGTCCGCTTGTCCTACAACCACCCGGTCAAGGAATTGGTCTGGTGTTTCTCTGCCGCCTCCTCGGCCGATGCCGGTCTTTGGAACTTTACCACCCAAGGTTCCACGAACGGTCGTGTCATTTTGAACGCGAACCCGGGTATTGCCGCTCACGCGAACAACCCGTCCGCGGCTAACTGCTTCGTTGGCATTGAACAAGTCGGTGCCCCGCTCTACGAAGCTGGTCGCTCTGCCGCGACCTGGACTGAAGAAGGTACGGACAACGCCGCGCGCTCGGTCGGTCCGCTCGATACCTTCAAGTTGGTCCTCAACGGCCAAGACCGCTTCAAGGAACAACAAGGTAAGTACTTCAACCAAGTGCAACCGTTCCAGCACCACTCCGGTTCTCCGTACCCGGGTATCTACTCGTATTCCTTCGCTCTCAAGCCGGAGGAACACCAGCCGACAGGGACATGCAACTTCTCGCGCATCGATAACGCTCAAGTTGCCGTTAAGACGAAGGCTTCGGGCTTGACGACCCTCCACATGTTCGCGACCAACTACAACGTCCTCCGCATCCAATCCGGTATGGGCGGTCTCGCGTTCTCCAACTAGGCTTATTATAGCTTAAATATATCGCTCGCGTTTAAAAAATAAAAAAAAATAAAAAAAAAATAAAAAATTTTTAAAAATAATTTCATATATTTTTAAAAATTTGAACTTAAATTCCGTTTTCGTATTCGCAGACAACGCATATATCCTTTTCATTGACAAAATCCGTTTCTTCGTGACATTGCTTACATTCAAATATGGGTATTTTTTCTAATATACATGGACTGTGTGTTTCGTCGTCGAGAAGCCACGCAATGTGTTTATATATCATATCGGCCAGTTCTGGCCTAGACATCGTGTGATACATATATATCCACTGATTTGCGCTATGTAAGCTCTCAAACATAGCTTTTAGGCTATACATGATAACATCATGCGCAATTCTATCCGGCCACATTCTTTGTTCGGTGAGTTTTATTAAATGTTTTTCTATACATCCTCCAATTCGCATCTCTTGTGCGGGAGTAAGCCCCAACCATTCCATGTGATCATATTCATCGTCATCTAATATACACCGCTCTACCGTTTCTTTGATGTCATCATACATTACCTGTTTGAAGAAATCCCATTGATCTCGCGAGTAGAAGAAGCTTTTTGGTTCTTTTAATTCATTCTTGAGATTCTCCACTTGTTTTTCCAGTTCTAGTATTTTTTTATGCTTTTCTATGACATCCCTATCATAAAAAAGTTTTGAACATATAGCCAGACGTTCCATTATCCAGAAGGGGCTTAAACTTTTTATGTTATTTTATTATAAAATGGGTGTTATTGCTACACCAGAAGATCCCATCACGACCGATAGCGGTTTCAAACTTACCAGTTATTACATGTCTTTGGCGGACACCGAAGTTCATCAACAAAAGATAAACGATCCCACGAATGGCATTATTTATCGCACAGAGGGGATTTTTCAGTATTGGCCTAATAAGTCCGCGCGAGAATCCGGTACAAAGCCGTTTTCTCATAAATTAGTGCGCGTGGATTCATCCGAGGCACCGGATAAGGATTGTTATACGATTTTATACGAAAAGTTAAAAGAATTAAAGCTTTCGGGCATTGAAATGAAAGATGACTAGTGATTACTATGTATACACGGATGGTGCGTGCGTTAATAATGGACAAGAAAATGCGATGGCCGGTATGGGCATTTATTTTGGCGATGACGATCCACGGAACGTATCAAAGCGGGTCGTGGGGAAACAATCAAACAATACGGCGGAATTGGGAGCTATTATAGAGGCATATACAATCATAAAGGATGACGTAGAAAATGGAAAAGTAGTTACGATTGTATCTGATTCTATTTACGCTATTAGATGTGTAACAACATACGGTGAGAAATGTGCGGCGAAGGGATGGTCGGTGGATATTCCCAATAAGGATATGGTTAAAAGGGGATATGAATTATACAGACGTAACTCGCCGTTTGAGGAGCATAGAATATTTTTCAAGCATATTAAGGCTCATACCGGTAAAGATGACGTTCATTCCCTAGGCAATGAAAATGCCGATAGACTTGCTAATATGGCTATTGGATTGACCCATTGTCCCTATGATAAACCGAAAGAACCCATATTTCTTGGGAACAAGTTAGAAACAATGATGAGTAGAACGTATTTGAATGTTCCATTCGCGGATAAAGAACACGCGAAAAAGCACGGGTGTAGATGGGATCCTAAAAAGAAAAAATGGTGGATCAGTGAAATGAAACCAGAATTGGAAAAATATCTGCGTTAAAAATAACCATGGATCAAAATCACCTGAAACATGTGGATTCTAGAGGTAGTACATCATCAGGAAGAGATGAATCAGAAATGAAATGGTGCGATAAGCAAGAACAACTTTTATTGAACTGGGCGGAAAAGGCAGCTGGGTATCGTTGGTTGCATAACCACGCCCGAGTTCATTATAATAGACAAAATAACCGCCTCTCATATCCATCAATAATTATTTCTTCCATCACAGGCGTAGGGGGTTTTGCGGTTCTTAATCCCAGTGGTTCTGATGACTTATCTTCGTCTAGCAAAACGAATATTATGATAGCTCAATATCTATTTGCGTTTTTGAATGTGATAGCGGGTATTCTGACATCTATATTGAAGTTTTCCGGAAGTAATACTCTTGCCGGACGCCATTCACTAGCTTGTGTCCAATATTCTAAGTTTTATAGAAATGTTGAAATGGAGCTTTCGCTTCAACGAGAACACAGACAAAATGTCGGAGAGTTCTTTCAAAAATGTAGATACGAGTATGATCGCTTATTAGATGATAGTCCGGATTTACCGAATGTATCTATAGTGGCTTTTAATATTGAATTTCCCACAAAAGAAAACAAACCAGATGTATGTAATGGGTTGAACGTATTGGTGAGTGTAGGGGATGATTGTTCGCGAAGTGAGGGTGGTAAAATTAAAAAATCTGTATCAAAATGGTTGGGGGCTACTATAGGAAAAATTTCGTCAAGAAAATCTCTTGTGCGCTCGGGAAGTGGTAGTTTAGACGAAGAGCTATCCAATTCTCCCAAAATAAATACATCTAAAGATAGTTCTCCCGTTTAGAATAGAATAGGCTAGGTACACATGGTCAACACTCTATCCCATAAAGTTGGAATATTAACAGCCGGTCATACCTGCGCGGGTGTTAATACTGCAATAAAGAGTCTGGCCATGCGAGAGCTAAAATTTGGGAATAGAGTGTATGGATACAAAGAAGGGTTTGCTGGTTTAAATTATGGCATGAAAATGGAATTATCTCCAGATATGTTAAACGATGATGCTGGTTCTATACTACACATGTCCAGAGAGGATCTCGATATGAATAGTGCCATTCATGAAATTTCTAAATTGGATAAATTATATTGCATAGGTGGCGCAATTACGATTAGTCGCGCAAGACAAATCGCACTAGACGATCGGGTATCTACAAACGTGATATGTCTAGCAAAGGGATTTAATAATGATATTAGAGGTCTGGAAACTTTTGGGTTTCAATCAACTATTAATGTTTTAAAGGAATTTGTTAATTTGGCGTATATGGAATCTATTACATCAAAATCCATCGTTGTACTTGAGACTCCAGAAGATGAAACGGACAATTTAGCCAAACATACATACTATAGAAATAAACAAAAAATAGACAAAGTTCTCTCTCCCGGTTTAATCGAAGACCCACTCATCGCAGATTGTATTTATAAAAAATACATATCTAATTGTAGATCTGCCGTGATTATTGCTTCCCGGGGGAGTAACTATGAAAATGTGTGCAAAATTCTCCAAGAAAAATATGAAACCGAATGTAAATTCATTAAACCCGGTAACTTGATAGGAGCTACAAAGCCGAGTTTATATGATTCGTTATTGTGTGCCCGGATGGGCGAAGAGACATTTTTCCATTCCCTAAAAAACAAGAATTTCATCAGGGATGCCGGAAGCTTCACTCCACTAGAAGATTATTCCCCAGTAGTGTATTAAAGAGTATACTATATTTATCAATATGATAAAAGCTGATGTAGCTAAGTGGTAAGGCGCCTGCCTTGTAAGCAGGAGATTCGCGGGTTCGATCCCCGTCATCAGCATATTTGAAAAAATAATAATTATATACAGTATAAAACAATGTCCATCTTCAGCAACCAAATTGTCCTAGTGATGATGTTAGTTTCGGCACTTACCGGACTTGCCCTCCATGGAGACGGCTTCAACTACTTCCCGGCGCTTGATAAGTTTATCAATGGTCCGTTTATCTTCGGTATGATTATGTTGATGCATACCATGTTTGGTTTGCGAGGCATTACCGATAAACCGGCTATCATTGACAAGGTTCTTAACAATAAGGTCGGTAAGTTTGCCACGTTCTTGCTCATGGCTTTTGCCACTACTCGCGACAAGGAAAATGCTATTTTCGTTGCCATCGCGTTCCTCGCAGTTACGCAATTATTGCGTACCGAGGAAGAGCGCAAGAAGAAGCCGTACATTCTCTAAATTAATATCCTCGTCTTAACACGTGGGTTGTTATTTTGGGATATTGTTTTGAGAAGAATTTTTTATTCCCATGATCGCTATGACCTATAGTACTTTTATGAGTTCTATCTATGATCATACAGTGTCTCAGGTCCTTATAGTAAACACGAGCTCCCTTTGCTATAAGATCCTCATGCTTCATATCGATGTGATTATCCATTGGTAAGAAATAATCCACATATTTTTGCATATTAGGTACATGGACAAGATAACATTTAGTGCTAGAAATCCAACGAACCTTTTCTAAGTCACCTTGTTCAATTTTCTCGGGAAATCTCGAGAGACAGTGGAAAAAGCACATTTCAAAATTATCACCCTTTCGTTCTATGACATTTTGAATTTCTTCGTACAATTGTTTAGTTTTGACGACCACGTTATCTTCGAAGATGACCGCATATTTCAATCCCTGTTCGTGACATCTCTTATGGAATTCTAAATGACCCACATAACAACCAATTGCTCCCAAATTGAAGTATGTGATGTCCGGTCTTATCATATCCGGGTTATAGTATAATTTCATCGCCTTTTTGTAATATTCTGGCTCTATTATGTTTTTATATCTCATAGCATCCCTTGGGTGTCTCGTATCTTTACCATAAATAACTTCTAATGGAATCGTTTTGTCATGGTTTTCAATGAAAACGCTGTGCCGTTCTTTATCGTCCTTGAGAGTTAAAAGGAAACACTTATAACTTATCTCTTCCTGTCTTCGCTGCCATAAAATTATTATGAATACTACCAGCAAAAGATTGACTGCGTAATACATCCTACTTAAACATAACATTTTTATAAGATGTAAGATGAACTCCATAGATGTTATCGGACTGCTAAGCTCTGTGCTGATAGCTATCATGTTTGTTCCACAGGTAGTACATGTACATAAGACAAAGGAGACTCACGCTATTAACTACTACTTTTTGACACTAAATATTATTGCGAGTATAATGGGATTGGTTTATTCCATTCATTATGACGTCGTTCCCATGATTGTTGCCAATAGTTCAGCTGGTTTATTCGCTATAACTCTCACGTGTATGAAATATAATAATGAACTTAAAGATGAAATTACTGATACTATTAAAGCTTCTATAGTGTAGTGGTCATCACCTTGGACTTTGAATCCAATAACCCTGGTTCGAGTC